TCACTGTAAAAATAGACGACGACGGCTCTATTATAACAATAGCCACAGACGCCCTGACGGACGACATAGATCCCGAAGTCCGGGAGTATATGCTTTATATGTTATCCGGCCTGCAGGCTTTGTTTGAGGCCACCGCCGACGCCTTCGCTCAGGTGGGTTACCTCATTAAATGCAACGCCGATTTACAGGAAAACTCTGCAGTCTCCTTTGAGCCGTCGGAAGACCTCATTGCGTCGATCAATGATGGTAAAATTATCCCCTTCAACAAGAAGAAGCTGAACTAATGGCAAAATGGAAAGAGATACCGTTAGACGTGTCTATGACTGACATGGTGAACTCCCCGCCCCACTACAACACGGGCGAGATTGAATGCATTGAGGCCATACGAGCGGCCCTCGGCCCCGAAGGCTTTGTGGCCTATTGCCAAGGCAATGCAATCAAATACCTCTGGCGATTTCGCTACAAGGGCCGAGCGGCGGAAGATCTCGATAAATCGGTTTGGTACACACTCAAATGCAAAGACGCCAACAGCGAACTTGAGGGAAATGAAGACTAATGAATATGAGTGATTACCAAACGCAGGCGTCTAAAACCGCAATCTATAATGACTCCGATGCCATCATATACCCAACGCTGGGGCTGCTTAGTGAAGCCGGAGAAGTGGCGGGTAAGGTTAAGAAGGTATTGCGAGATAAGAACGGGATGTTTGATCCCGAAGAGCGTGAAAAGATCGCCGACGAGGTGGGTGATGTACTGTGGTACATGGCCCGTCTCTGCAGTGACTTGGGTATCGGTATGGAAGTCGTTGCCCAGCGCAACCTCAACAAATTGAACAGTCGGATGGCTCGAGGCGTTATCGGCGGTTCCGGCGACAATCGATGAATTGTTGGCATTGCAAAGGCCCCTTGATTTGGGGCGGCGACGACGATTGCGACGAGAGTGATGAGTGGGACATGGTGACTAATCTGTCGTGTCCCCACTGCCATTCTCTCGTGTTGGTTTATTATTCGGAGGACAGTGATGAGCAGTTATAAATCAAATCTAAACCCTATGTTTCGGAGCAAGTTCTCCGAGGATATATTTAACCACAAGTACAGGCACGAGGGGGCCGAGACTTGGGCAGATCTGGCGCAGACACTCGTAGACGACGTCTGTATGCCTATGATGTCACAAGATGAGCGAGATCAGCTCGTTCAGTATATACGGGATATGTGGTTTATCCCGGGCGGACGGTATCTCTACTACGCCGGGCGACCTAACAAGTTCTTCAATAATTGTTATCTCCTTCGAGCGGAAGAGGATAGCCGTGAGGACTGGGCAAACCTATCGTGGAAGTCGGAAAGCTGCCTGATGACTGGGGGCGGCATTGGTGTAGACTACAGCATCTACAGACCTGCCGGATCGCCTATACATAAGACTGGTGGCTTTGCCTCGGGGCCTATCCCCAAGATGAATATGATCAATGAGATTGGTCGGAGAGTTATGCAAGGCGGCAGCCGTCGCTCGGCTATCTACGCCAGCCTCAACTGGCAACATGGCGACATTGAGGACTTCCTCAAGGCTAAAGATTGGGGCGCAATGCCTGTAGGTACTACTGGGAAGACACTGTGGGACATCAAACAGGAAGACTTTAACTTCCCAGCGCCGTTGGACATGACCAACATCTCCGTCAACTATGATACTGCGTGGCTGCTCAACTATTACGAGACGGGCGATGTCGGGAGCGTGTTTGTCAGAAACGTCGAGCAGGCAATGAAGACTGCCGAGCCGGGTTTCTCGTTTAACTTCTTTGATAAAGAGAAGGAGACGCTGCGCAATGCCTGCACAGAGGTCACGTCCGCCGACGACAGTGATGTATGCAACTTAGGCAGTATCAACATGGGCCGTATACCCGACGTCCACGCTATGGCATCTGTGGTAGAGCTGGCGACTAAGTTCCTGATCTGCGGCACACTGAAGGCCAAGCTGCCTTACGAAAAAGTCGAACTCACCCGTGCAAAGAACCGACGCTTAGGCCTCGGTCTCATGGGTATGCATGAATGGTTAATACAAAGGGGATCAAAATATGAAGTTACTCCCGAGCTTCACCAATGGTTATCAGTTTATAAGGGAGTGTCTGATAAGACTTCCCGGGATACCGCAGACCGATATTCGATTTCGAGACCTGTTGCCAACCGGGCAATCGCCCCTACTGGCTCGATTGGGATTTTGGCTGGCACTTCTACTGGTATCGAGCCTATTTTTGCTGTGGCTTATAAGCGCCGTTACCTCAAAGGAAACACACGATGGGTCTATCAGTACGTCGTCGATTCCGCTGCCCAAGAACTCATTGATCGTTACGGAGCCTCTCCCGACACCGTTGAGAGTGCCTTAGATCTGGCGGAAGATTACGAGCGTCGTATAGCCTTCCAAGCCGATGTGCAGGATTACGTGGATATGTCTATATCCTCGACCATAAACCTGCCTGCGTGGGGCTCTAAGCTCAACAACGAGGATACTGTGGCAGACTTCGCCTTCACTTTGGCGAAATACGCACACAGACTGCGAGGCTTCACCTGTTACCCTGACGGCAGCCGTGGCGGTCAGCCTCTTACCTCGGTGCCGTATCAGGAAGCCGTAGATAAGCTCGGTGAAGAGTTTGACGAGGCTATCGAGACGCATGATATCTGTGACATAACTGGGAGTGGCGGCACCTGTGGTGTATAAAGAATTTGACCGGGCAGACTTTGCCCGGTTTGATGCCCCGGCTCGAGATAAAGCCAAATCATTCTGGTCGTCACAGGGCTACGACTGCACGGACCACCCAGACGAGTATGATGTGGATCTCGTCGTCAGCGGCAAAGGCCGCCACTTCTTCTGCGAGACCGAAGTCAAACAACGATGGGATGGGTTGAAATTTCCCTTCGATACACTACATATTCCACTACGGAAGGCTAAGTTTTTGGGCCAACCTACCGTATTTATGGTATTCAATGTCAGTCTGAAAAGCGCTGGGATTGTAAGCCAGCAATATCTACAATCAGCCGAAATCAAAGAAGTCGCCAATAACCGCATTGCGTGGGGCGAGAAATTCTTCGACGTGCCTGTAGATAAAGTCAATTTCTTCAACCTAGCAGGAATCTAAAATGCAACTAGAATACTCATTTACCAGCGCCTATCCGGGCTTTTTTTGGGACTACTCTTGGTCCCTTAACCCTTTGGAAAAAGGGGAAAAACCTAATGAAAAAGCCTCAGATCAAGTTGACACTGAGGCTAAAACAGACTAGATATTGTATATAAACGGTTTGGTCACCGTTTAGTTAGTTGGGCCCCTCGAACTTCGGTTCGGGGGGTTTTTATTGGGGCATAGCCTCTCGCATTTGATCATCAATAGGGTCCAAAACATCGTCTTGGCTGATGTAACCTGCCCTCAGTGAGAGATCTCGCATAAGACCTGTAGCAGAACGCTCTTGGCCTGCGGCAACGAGTTCCAATATTCGTGCAAACTCGTCGGGATAGGCGGCTATATCAGCCAAGGTGGCTTGTGCGGCCTCTTGAATTTTCTCACGCCCCCCTTTGGTAATGGCGTCACCTAAATTACGCACAATAGTGGCACGAGTGTTCAACACACCGTATCTAAGAGTAACCACCCTATCCATCAGTTTCTTCAGATCCTGATCATATGTGGTGGTTGACCCAAACACTTCGCCCCGCATAGCTTTACCGCCTGCGTCTATGTCATGTATTTCGAGAACACGGAATACTTGAGCGGCACGGTCTGGATTATCCCTAAATATAGTCTGTAAGTTTTTGAGTACGGGACTGCTGGGGTCGTTCAATATACTGGCTACTTTAGAAGACGAAAGCGCTCGGACGTTTTTGGTAGGGTCCGCAGAGCCGCTGCCTACCACTTTCGTAATTTGCAGAGTTTCAAACAAATCTTTGAGGAAGGCTGCTTGAATACCCTCAACAGCTAAAGGCCCAGCCTTCTCAGCCTCGTCCATAAGTTCTGGTAAAAAGTTAGGTGAGTCAGGATTATTGAATATG